TCTATTGATGTTCACACCAGCAGATTTAGAAAATCCAATGGAGTTTATGATAACTGATGGATTATCTAAATGCCTTAAACTAAAGCGTGAGGCAGTAAGAAATACAAATCCTGATAGAATTAAGTGGGTGTGTAAAGAAGTAAAAGCAGAAATAGAAATTGATTCGTTAGGTAAATTACACATAAACAAAATAATAAAGGAGTAACAATATGTCTGATGCTTTAAAAGAAAGAATAAAAAAACATGAGGGATTTGTAAATGAAGTATATAAAGATTCTCTTGGAAAAAGAACAGTAGGATATGGACACCTATGCGTTGAAGATCATTGGGAAGATGGTAAAAAATATTCTGAAGAATTTTTAAGTGATATTTTTAATGAAGACTTTGCTAATGCTAATGGTTTAGCTTTAAAATTAATAGGAGATATTCCATTAAAACAATCTGCTAAAGAAGTAATAACTGAAATGTGTTTTCAATTAGGATTTAAAGTTTCTCGTTTTACAAAAATGTGGGATGCTCTTAAAAAAGATGATTATGCTACTGCCTCACTTGAAATGTTAGATTCAAACTGGTATAAACAAACACCTAAGAGATGTGAATCCTTAGCTAAAATAATGAAAGAGAGTTATTAAATGTGGTTTAGTGCAATCAAGTTAGCTTTAAATGCTGGTACTCATATCTATAAAAATAGACAAAAAACTAAAATGCTAATGTCTGATGCTCAAATGAAACACGCAGAAAAAATGAGTTCAGGTCAATTAGAATACTCAGGCAAATTATTAGAAGCAAGACAAGCAGACTGGAAAGACGAATTTATTTTGGTTTTATTAAGTTTGCCAATTTTAATGTTAGGATTTTCTGTATGGTCAGATGATCCAACTCACATGGAGAAGATGAAATTATTTTTCGAATACTTTTCTGATATGCCATTTTGGTATCAATCAATTTTTGTGGGTGTTATAGCTAGTGTTTATGGTCTTAAAGCTACAGACTTGATTAAAAGGAAATAATAATATAGGTACAAATTATGGACAAAATTAATATGATATTAGATGACATAAAAAGACACATCAAGAACGCATTTAAAGGGGCTTGGATTCATAATCATAACTTTAAATGTACATTGTGTTGGAAAAATTTAAAGCCCTCTGTATGGCTTTGTATCGTCTTCCTAGCGTTAATTCTAGGTTTGTTCCTATGAAATATATCCTGATATTGTATATGTGTAGTATCAATACAGGAAAATGCCCATCAAATTCTATATCAGGTTATCAATTTGATACTTATTATGATTGTGTTAATAGCGGATATGCTATTGCTCAACAAACTTTTAGAACACTACCTACACTAGAAGAGTATGATATAGAAAGTATTAATAAAAATAAATTAGTTATTAAGTTTGAGTGTAGAGGTCTTAAATCTGAGAATATCTAACGCCCTTGTCCACGATATTTTTTCCATGATCTGCGTTTAGATTTATTCATTTTACATTTACTTGGATTTCTACCTATTGAAGTTTTATGAAAGATAGGTTCATGTTCAAGATGATCTTTAAATTTTCTAGCCATACCAATTATATACTCCCCACATACCTAATAGTACATAAAGAATTTCCATTATGAAACGACCATACCCCTCTTGCTTCGTACTGTTCCACCCCCAGTATGCCCACATGGTAGAAGAAATCACTGCAAGACACCATCCTATTACTTGATAACTAGCTAACTTAAATGTTGTTAGCAAGAAAGCACTTAGTACAGATATAGTTAATGCAATGTACCTAGCTATCTTTGTTTCTAAGTTTTTCCTTAACTTCCAAATCATATGGTAATTTATACTCGCTATGGTTTAGAAGTAAATCCACAAAATAACTAAGCTTTACTGCCACTAATGAGTCAGCATTATCTTCATGCATTACTAATGCATCAGCACTACCCATCCAATTTTTTAATGTTTTAAATCCTGCACCATTCTTTCTAGCTTTAACTTCAATGATAAGATCAGGGTTTTTAATTTGTATATCGTGAGGAAAGTCAATCAAAGCCCCACTAAGAGGTTGTCGTTTTGCTGACAAACCTTTCTTGTTAAAATATTTAACCAAATTATATTCGGTTCTATATCCTTTTTGTTTAGATTTTTTACTCACAAGGATTCTCCATTTCTTCAGGTTGCTTTAATATCTCTTGAATATTTTGCAATCTTAGAATTGGAAAAGCATCCCATGACTTTTGTATATAGAAAGCTAACTGATCTCTTACTGCATAAGGATTCTCTTTTGCAATTTTGTCAGCCATCATATATGCTTCGCCATTAATGTTTTGCTTTAGCAATTTTCACACCTCCTTTCTCGTAATCTCTATTGATTATAATGCGTCTAGCATCTCCAAACTTACCTATCTTTTTTAGGTATTCTTTTTTAATCAAAGCATCTACTACTTTATAAATCTGCGATTTAGATTTGTATCTAGTACCTTGTAAAATATCATCATAACTAGGAGATATTTTTTCTTTAGTAATATACTGCTTGATAAAACTATAAATTGTGTATTGAGTTCGTGTCATTTCTTTTGTTCCATTTCTAGTATCTGTACATACTCATTCAATCTGTCTATTTCTTTTGCTTGTATAAGATTATCTCGTTTGTAATCTTTTAATAGAGCGGTACACTTATCTAACCGCTCCATTAATTCTATTGTTGAATCATTCTGTTCCATAATAAACTTTCTTCCAATCATCATGTTCATCTATTGCATAGTCAAACATAACTAAAACTTTATTGGATTCTTTTATAAATTTATTTCTTTGTTTGTTAATATCTTCAAGTGATCCTTGCTGAATTGGAATACCAAACTTATCAGTAGAACCACCATCAGATATTAGATTCATAACAATTTTTATATCGTTAGTGTTACTCATTAGAAAGGTACATCCTCGTTTGTTTCATTCTCATAGGTCTTATCGCTACCAAAATCATCTATCTCATTCTGAGATGATTTTGATTCGCTCTTAGAATCTAGCATTTCCATTTTACTTTCAAACCGATCAAGATGCACTTCAGCTTGTTTCATTTGTATGCCCTCTTTCTCCCATGTTTTATATGTCAATCTTCCTTGCAATAATACTTTGCTTCCTTTCTTAGTATATTTCTGTAGTACTTCTGCAATCTTCTCATCCCATACAACAACCTTATGCCACTCAGTAAGTTTCTCTCCTTTGATTTTCTTATGTGTCGCAATACTAAGGAGAGCATAATTGCCCCCCTTAGAAGTTTGTTTAATATCAGGATCAGCACCAAGATTTCCTATTAGTGTGATACTATTGTACATTCTTCTCTCCTCCATTAGTTAGTTCATGTAGTCTTGTTTCATATAAAGTTTTTGTTTGTAGATAAACAGCAGGACTTGTCTGCTTTGCTTTACCCATATGTACTTTATACATTTGTCCATATGCTTTTAACTCTTTAAGATTCTTGCTAGAGTTAATCTCTCCTTGGAATGTTTCTAACTTTGTATCATCACTAGCACCTACATTATTTGTTGGTCTAGTATTAGAAGATAAATCCATTTCATCTTCTGAATATACAAAGCCATGCATACCAAGTAGTTTTAAGATTGCTCTATCAACTGCTCTTTTCTCAGCCATAGCATAAGGATAGGAATTTTTATTATTCTTAGGACTTGCTTCTCCATAGGTAATAACTTTTTCCTCACTCCCATTTACTCCGATTGATGCTCTACATTTAATACAAACTATTCCATCTCTTGAATTAGTTTCTATCTCCTCTAGGTCATATCGTATTTTATTTTTTGCACCAGCGATCTCAATAAATCTATGATACATTACCCAAGTTCCATGACAATCCCATAAGCATTGCTTAGGATCAAAGCCAAGTTTCTTTAGGATTTGTTTTACTCTTTCGTCTAGTGGTTTAGCCATCTTACATACCTCCTTTGGTTTCTTCTTTGATGGTTAAGTAACCAGCTTTTGTTCTGCTGATTACAACTCCTCCTCCAACTGCTTTCCTACAGTTATCAGGAATCTTTGCTTTCAAGACTTTGCCCAATGCAGTATTCTCATTTGCAATCTGCTTTGTTTCAACCCATCTTGTAGCATTTGATAAGAATTGATTATCTTTATTCTCATCAAAATTTAGTGATATCATGTCATTGATCTTGATAGCACCTGCAAGTTTAGGTAACTCTTTAGTGTCTATCTTCTCAGGTTCTTTGTTGTCTTTAACATAGGACCAAAAAGATTTCTCAATGTCATAAAGTTTCTTTTGATAATTTTTGTCAGCATCAATCTTGCAATGTTCATGTCTTTGATTGCCAAAGATTACTGATAGCCAAGCATGATTACATTCACTTACCATAAGGTAGTGTTGTATCTGTGGCATATAAGTGCTGATACAATTATCTAAAGTGTTATTAGAATTAGTATGTTTGTATTCTACTATAGCATTATCCGACTTAGAATAATCATCATAGTGTGCAAACATAAATTCTTTTTCTGTTTTTAAATTAGCATGATGAACAGACAATTCGTTTATGTCTAATTCAGATGCGTAGTTTAGGAACATTCTATTTACTGGTTCGGTATGAATACCTAGCTGAACTGCAAGAACTTTTGATAGATCATCAGGTTCTTTTCTGTTGGTTTTTTCTAACCAAAGATCATGCCAATCTCCTCGCATAATTCTTGTGGCATCACTACCACCAAGACCACGATTACGATTGATCTTTACATCTTCAACTGGAGTCTTGATAACTTCTTTTGTTTTCATTATATTCTCCTTTTGTTTATTTGTTATACTCATTTTGTTTCCATTGTTCAAGCTTATAAAATGTATGTGTTATTTTTCTAAGCCATCCTAAATGGTATTCGTATGGTGCATCTAGTCTATCGGTAAATTCTACTGGTAGTGGTAATCTTGCATACTTATATTTAATTAATATATCTTCCATACAATCTTTGAGTAAGGATGCAGGGTACTTCTGAAGTATTCTAAAGTATTGTTCTAACCCTGTTTCATTTGGTATATTAATTGAAAAGGTACTAGCAATAGTTTCTAATACAACTGCAATATCTTTTCTAGTACATGGTTGAATACAGTTAGCCATGCGATTAATAATATTAGGTGCATCATCATCTATCGTACTTGATGGTACGAATGTTTTGTCTTTGCCCATCAGATACCTTATCTCCCATACTCGCAACATCACTGATTCTTTTGCGTCTTTCTTGAACAGCATTGGAATCATATGGACTGTTGAATGTTTTAGTTTGTCTTCTAGTGTTTGCAAATTGGATTGATCTTCTAATCCAGTTTCTAAAACAAGCATCCCAGTCTGCCTTAACATCTCCATTTGCTTTGTAATGATCTGTGAATTTTTCTTTTTCATAGTTTATATCTACCTCACTTCCATGATTGTTAATGATATAGTCAATACATTGTGGACTTGGTTCGTATTCCCCAACCATTGACTTGTGTTCTAGTAATGCAACATTCATATCTAATGCATTACACCAATTCAAAAAGTTAGATGCATTTGGTATTTGCTTTAGACTCTCCCACTTATTAATGAGAGAGTCAGCAACACCAACTTTTTCTGCAAGTGCAGTAGCATCTATCCTAAGATATTGTCTGCGTAACTTTAGATGATTTATGATTTGATTATACAACATAATTATTCCAATCCATTTGATCAGCATAACTTCCTCGTGTTGCAAAGAAGTTTTTATATTGTGGATATTCATTCATAAACATACGACTATAAAATGGTTTATAATCATTGTTGATTTTATAATCTACATCAGTAGTTTCTATACTTGTTTCCCAACGAATACGATTGATTATCATTTCACTAGACAATTTATTATGACCTGCATTAATTGCTCTAAATGTAAATGTTTTAAACAACTCGTACACTTCAGAATTTTTTTGATGGAAAGCTTTAAACTCTCCAACTAAATCCTTAAAGTTCTTTTGGTTCAGCATGATCTATCTCCTGTGTAATAGGTACATCATATGACAATGTATCTAATATAAAAGGTACACGATTAAGATTGCATTGCAAAAATTTCATAGCTAATAAAAACTTTTGTAATGACATTCCATTTGCACCAGTTTCATACTTTTGTACTTGCTGAAATGTTACACCTAATGACTTGGCTAACATTGATTGTGTCATTCTTGGATTTTTACTAAGTCTTTGTTGCTTAATAAATTCTCCAACAACTTGATTGAAGTTACTCATTTGTTTCCTCCTTTGTTTTATTTACTCTTTCCCAATGATAAGTTTTATACTCCTTACCATTAGCTTCTTTGGTTATCCAAAAGTCTTGCTTAAATTTAAAGTCAAATACTTTAGGTAACATTTGTCTTAATTGTTTTCCTATGTTTTTATATCCTGAATCTTTCTTTGATACTTCTTCATAAAGATTCTTGAATAATGGATTATCTTTTTCTTCTTCAAAATAATCTCCAACAACAGCAACTCTATCTCCAACCCATGATCCTATAATATCATGTCCATCAATATCGCCACCTCCTCTACGCTCATTGCCTTGTGCAATCAATAAGATATATAATACATCTGACATTGATCCCTCAAAGCCAACTTGTTCATAATGTTTAGCGAACATTCCTATATCCCATCCGCTAACATATTCTTTTTTATCTATGTTTATTATTTTATGGTATTGACCCATGTTATTTTACCTCCATTTCTTTTGTTAATATTAATGGTTCTTGTTCTTCAGGTTCATTATTAAACCTAACAGTTAAACAAATACCATACTCATCTATATGATTGACATCACACTTATGTGTAGGACAATCATTGATCCATTCTTTTATTTCTTCATCATGTATCTTCATGTTTCCTCCTAACTTATTTTTATAATGAGTTTTGTATCCTCATTTTTTTCTTTAGCAAAGACTATAGAAATCGAATCAAGACTTCTATATTCTCTTAACTTATCATCACTCCAATGTTCTCCTTTAAACTCTACTTCAGCTTTACTATCTATTCTGTTTAGAGTTTGTAGGATAAACTTAAAGTCATCACTATTTACTTTCATGCTACCTCCTTGATTGCATTTGTTTGTGGTTGTAAGTTCTTGCAATAATCAAATGATTTATTTGCAAGTGATGATGCTTTCCATATAGCATCATCATTATCTTCTAA